TTTCTAAACCTGCTAGTTTTGTGATTCTAGATAATTCTTCTGACATATCGTCTGTATTTACCGTTTTGTTTGTATCTGCTAGATTCTTAAAATCCTGCTGTGTTAGGTTTGATTTGGTGATATCTCTCACGTCAAATCCTAATGAATGCTCTACAGCAAAGTCTTTTAGTTCTTTCAAGAAAAGATACCAAACAGATTTTGAATCTTCATCTATTTTTTCAACCAAATCTCTGCTGTAAAATACTTTTACTGTTTCCCCGTCTGCGAGGCTTATGCTTATTCTTCCAAATGTATCAGCATCTTCCTTGAATTCAAAGTCAAAAAATACAGCATCGTTTGGATCTGATGTCGATTGCCCTTGGCTGTCACCTATGTGTACATTACCAAATTTGCTTCTTATCTTGTTGAATAAATCGTTTGATGTTTGTTCTGATACCATATAGCGTATTTAGTTAAACACCCAGGTTAGCAAAAATAGGCATAGGAGTGGTCCATTCCGTAGTTCTGTTGGTCCATTGCTCGAATACTTTGGGATCAAAATCTGCCAGAACTTTCATCATCCTGGTTGCCAACAGCATTGACGACACAAGGTCGTCGTGTTCTCCGGGTTTTGCTTGGTATGATACACCTGTTGCTACAAAAGTTTTTAGTTCAGAAATCAATGCTTTAGAATTTAGTTCTAACTTGTTGTTTTCTACCAATTCTTTGAATTTTGCACACGCATCAATTTTGTGTTTAGCGGTTGTGTTAAATCCTCTCCTGAATTTTCTTCGGTGGCCTTTCCTTATAGGTTCTGATAAGAATTGTCCCATTATGTTTTCTTCACCTATATCCATGACTCTCATCAATGCCGCCTCTCCTAGAGTGTTGTTTTCCATCGAATAAAATATCTGAGGTGTGGCTGTCGAATCTTGTTCCATGATCGAGTCATATATGTGTTGATTGATACTTTGAAGAATTCTTATCTGTTGATTTGCTGGGGTCAGATTATGATGCCATTCTGCCACTTGTTTGAATGTTGGAAGTTCTATCACTTGTATCGCGGCGTAATCACCCCCAGTACCCAAAGACGGATCTAGTGCTACCATATAGGTATGCTTAGGTTTTGGTTTTGAATACCAACGTACCTGTCCTTGTGTCCATACAGGATCTATGCCTTCTAGTTCAACTAATCTAACACTGTTAATTAGAGTTTCATCATAAATCAAGAATTCACATTCATGCTCTCTTCTAAATCTTTCTTCGCCTATTCTAGACCTTTCTGCTTTTGCCCATGCTTCGTCTCGATCCGGGTGTTCTGACCAGTGTGCTTTCATGCCATAAAAACCGTTCGTGCCTACAACATTGTCATTGCCGAATTCGTCGTATCTTTTGAGTGCTTCTTTCCAGATCAAGGCAAATTGGTCTTCATCTGAGTTTGGTGTTGACGTGATCAAACATTTACCACCTGTACTCAATGTTGGAGATAGTGAAGTCCAAAATTCTACAGCCTTCTCAGGCGGTTGAACGAATGCGAACTCATCACAATATATCATTGTCAAGGACATACCCCGTCCTGTGTTTTCGGTAGTAGTTGTTGCCATTATCTTTGAGCCATTGTCAAATTCGATAGAGTTTCTGTTGTATTGGTTAACACCTGCTTTGATCCAACTTGGCAACATTTCATAACCGTATCTAACCCTAGACATTATATCACTTGCTCCTTGATATTTGTGTGCGGCAATCAATATCTGTGAATCTGGTTTAAACATAGCATACCATATAAGATAACCCGCGGCACAGGTTGTTTTGCCTGTCTGCCTAGGTAACATAGCAATAGAGAATCTATGGTTGTTGTATGACTCGATTAATCTTTCTTGGTAAGGATATGGCTCGAAAGGCATTGATCCTTTAGTGGGGTGTTGTATCTTTATAAAATTTTTCATAAAGTACAAAGGGCCAGTTTTCAGGTCCATACATTTTTCCAACATCAACACTTGATCTTTTGTGTAACGATGTTTCTTGTTGGCTTTTTTTATCTGATCCGAATCTAAACTTACGTATGCCATAACAGTATTTAAGACTTATTTTAAGTCAAACCAATTAGTGCAGTTGGTCCATTTCATTGGGCCAAAACTGTCTTTGTGTCCTATCTCAAGATGCCTTATGATCCCTTCTATGTAATCGTTCCAGTAGTTTATAAATTTCTTTGCTCTCGGATATTTTGGTGGAATGTCAAGAGTCTGCCACCAAAATTCATTTAGAACATTGGTGTAATCTGGCATAGAGTAAATTACTTTTACCGATGTGTAACGTAAACCTTTGTTATACTGCCCAAAGTATTTCATAAAAATACTTATGGTAGATTAGTGTAGGCTTAAACTTATGCTTTTTTCTTGGCGATTTTTGTTGCTGTAGCGTAGGCAACTTCTTTTGCTCTTTTGCCGTATCTTTTTTTCATGTCAGGCATATTTTTTTTGATACCTTTCACTACTTTTTCTTTTTTTTCTTTTTCTGCTTTGGTCAACTTTTTTTCTGCTATGGCCTTTGCTTCGGTAACTGCTTTTTCGTAGTTCGTCTTGAATTCACTATATTGTTTTCTTAAACTGTCGGCAAGATCTTCTGCCGCTAGTTCGTTGTCACCTGGATGACCTTTTTTGATTTGAATTTTTTGTCTGTTTAATCCACCCGAATGTAGATTGACAAGGTCGTCTACTGATTGAGTTTTTTCATCGGGTTCGTTTGCGTATTCTTCTTCGGCAGGTTGTTCTTCTGCCCCTATCATTTTCGCATCAACTGGTTGTACACCGGCCAACTTTAGTATCTGCATCATCATTCCTGCTTCTTCTGGGGAATCTGTCGCGATAGTTATTGATTCATTTACTGATTCTTTTTTTGCTTCTTTGTCCTTGATTGCCTTTTTCATAGGTTCTTTTTTGTCACCATCTTTGTCCATGTCAAGAAAGTCTGGCTTAGACTTTGACTCTTCGACTCCATTTATGTTATCCCAAAATTCTTCAGAACCCTGACCGTATTTTTTAACAAACTCTTCTTTAGACATATTTTCGGCATCGCCATGCATCTGTTGTTTCAATGCACCTTCGTCTACTTTTGCTGGATTAGTTCTTTGAACATTCTCTACAGCATCTTTCACGAGTTCTGGTTTAGTTTCTGCTATTTCCTGTAATTTTTTTAATACGTCGATCATTTCCATGGCTTATTTCCTTTTTGGGTCTGGGTGTGGGTTAGTCGATTTTGACAAAGGACTGTGCGAAGGTTTTTCTTCTCTGTCCTGTAATTTTTTTTCATCTTTGTTTTTGGCATCTTCTTCTGCGTGAGTGATTTCTTTTCTTGATTTCAATAATTCTTTCAAAAGACTTTGATTTGCCTTGTCACCGTACACATCTTCTGCATTAAGTTTTGGAGCATCTTTGTATTCTATATCTTGTAACACTGATGCAAATTCGTTTTTATCTTTTTCAACTTTCATATCTGCCTGGTATTGCTCTGTAGGCTCACCTGGTTTTCTTACTACGATTTGATTTCTAGCAAGATTCAAATAATTAGCAAGATATTCTGTCATCTCAAAAACCGATGCTGGATAATTTGTTGTAGCGTCAAATATCGTTACTTCAACGTTTTTTAACTGAGGGAAATCTAACGGAGTTTCCTGTATCGGATAACTTTTTCCTGCGGACAGTTTGGCAAGATCAAATTTTCCCATTGCTGTTTCCAGTTTATTAGCAAAATCTTTATCAATTTCGCCCGCGACTTTGATTTTATAGTCGTATTGTTTAGCCGATTCAGATAGATATTGTGTAAACGTGCTCATATTAGATGTATTTAGTCTTTTTTCATTAGTTTCTTCATTAATTCGTTACGGTCGCTTATGACAACACCCTCAGATTCTACTGCTCCAACACCGTCATCAGCGCCGTCTTTGTCTAATTTCATTTTTTTAAGTTGTAATTCTACCATCTTAAGTTTGTTGCTTATTTTATTGTTTTTGGCATCAATGGCATTTCTTAACATTGTGGATGCGACCTCGAAAATACGTCCTGAGTAACGTGAATCTACGTTCATCCCTAGGTCCATTAAATTTTTATAACTTTCTTCTGCTTCAACAGCCAGTTTGTCTAGTTCTAGATCGGACAATTCTCCCAGTCCCTTGACCTGTGGCAGTGCTTTTTCAATTTTGTCAAATTCGGCGTAAGTGGCTTTTAGTGCGGCCGCTGTCTTTGGGTCTACGTTGTTGCCGACTTCGCGAGTTTTGTCTTTGTTAGATCTTGCCTGTTCTTTTTTGTCAACTTGATTAAACGCTTGTTTTACATTTGGTAAATTTAATATGTCTTCTAGTTTTTTTGTCATGCTATCTATTTACTTACGTGTACCTTGATGAAATAGTTGTTCTTCTGAAACAACTCTGAATCCAATTCTTCTTTGTTTGGCGTAGGCAGAAGCAGAAGACCATTTTGCCTGATTTATCACTACTTGTTTTTTCTTTGCCATGCTCTTTCCTGCTTTTTCCATTGTTGTTTGATTCATCGGTTTTACTTCAATCATTTCGGCGTGTTTTTTTCCATCTTTGTCGACGTAGACAAGAAAAAAATCAGGCACATAAATTGTGTACTTTCCGGTAAACGGATGTCTGTAAGGTATTTTGATAGACTCTGATGCCCATTGGTAAACATTTGGGTGCTCATCGCATAGTCTCATAAAAGAATGTTCCCAACTTGATCTATAGGTTGGAGTCTTAGTGCCTACATATTTCGCAGGATTTTTTGGTGTGAATTTTCCTCTGGCAAATTTCATTATTCAACAACATTTCTTGAAACAAATGAATCAGTGGTCCTTTGATTTCTCACTCCTAATCTACTTGTTTTGTATCTGTTGGCATTTAAAATGACAGTGACTAGTTCACTTAAGACAACAGGTGACGCTTTAGTCAGTATGTCTAGTATTTCTTGCGAGGATACATTATCTATTTTGGCCTGCTGTAAAATAACATATGCGGTCTCTTCGGCCGGTTGCCTATCAAATCCTCTTTTAACAAAGAAGGCGATAGCCGCATCGTAATCGTTTTGATTGAACTGAAAGTTTTCTACATAATTTTTTGTTTTCAATCTTTCTATAGTTTTTTGAAAAGTGTCTTTATTTTTTTGAGGAAGGTTTGTGTAAAATTCATTCATTATATGTTTGCCTTTTCTGTTACTATGGTTACATCGAGATTATCTCGATTAATTTTGATATAACCTTCGGTGACTAATTTTGTAATATCACTTGTTGCTCTACTCCTGTATACTTCTTTTTGTTGGGTAGTTAGGTTAGCATAATTCAAATCGCTTTCTGCCACTGTGAGTCCTTGCCTGCTACCAATTAGTTTGTAGTATATACCTGCCGCAACTTGATCTTTTATTGCTTCGTTTGCCACTACAACATTGAAACTTTCGCTTGGAGAAAGATTCTGTGATAGGTCAATTTGAGAATTTTGTATTATGGGGGTACGAGATTTGTTTTTGTTTTTATCTATCATTCCATAAGCAGTTGCCGCCGCGGCACCTATTGCCACTGCCTGTGCTGAGGCATTTCCGATTGAGAAATTTCCTACAGGATTGGTTATTGTTCCTGCCTGTTTTCCAACATTAATTACGCCCTCTTTAACAATGCCTTTAAGTTCTTCTTTTACTGCTTCTTTGGCTTTTATTTTTTTGGCGTTGTTGTATGTATTAATACCTTTGATTATGGTGCCTAGTCCCACATTTCCTGTTCTTATGTCTCCGATAACCGATCCTATACCGTCAACAATACCACCTGGACCAAAAATAGATGTGGTGCCTCCTCCAAGTGCTGACAGCGGCGATGGTTCTTGATCGTAATGAATCGTTGCGAATCCAGTGGGTTGTGCGCCTTTTACAATTTTGCCTGCGGAATATAAAACTGTTTCGTAGAATATCTGCATGGCGTTTGACATCACACCACCCCCTTCGGCTTGGTCTAGGCTATCATGACTAAAACTTGCTATCCTAGGATTTATCAATGTGAAACTTGTAAATCTTTGTTTGTGTAATACAAAAATCTGCATACTTCTAAGTAAGGGTTTTTTGTTTCTTTGTTTTCCATCCATTCCGAATTGAGTCCGTGTAAGTTTTCCTTTGGCGTCATATAAGGTATCTTTAGTTGAACTTCTCAAACCTGTGCTGGCAACTGTCACTGAATCAACAATGTTGTATTCGTAGTATGCTTTCCAAAAGGCATTAACAGTATCTGCATGGTCATCATGGAAATTTATATTAATTGGTTCGTAACTCATTCTGGTGCTAACATAAGTTTTTTTATTGTACTGTTGTTTCTCTTCTAAATTAAAATTATATTTTGGTAGATCTATATTTTTGACAAGCATATTCAACTCGAGTTTTTGGCTTGTGTTAAATGCTTTTGTGAATGTGTCGTCATCAATATCAAAAACAACATGGAAAAGGAATTTTTGTTTTGGTAAAAGTTTATAGTTATCGTCGAGATAGAGTCTCGAGGCGTGTTGGTAATCCTTCATTCCTGGAAAACCGTTTGAAAAACCGTTCAAAAAATTGTTAATACTAGGCATACTTGTATATTTATGGTCATAAAAAAAGCGCCGTTAAAGGCGCTCTTTTTACTTTATAATTGCTTACGAAAGTTAGATACCGCCACCTGTTGAAAGTGCTCCAACAGTTCTTGTTACGGCTGAACCAATACCTGTACCTGTTGGTGTCTGTATTGCGTTATCGTATCTAATGTTTAATGTTATTGTTGCTGGCTCTGATGTGTTGTATGCCAATGTGTTGTAGTTGACTGCTTCAACATAAGAACCGTATAATTCAAAAGTTTCTAAGATACCCGGAGCAGAGGCACCATTTCCACCGTCGAGTACTTCAATTCTTGTAGTAAATTTGTAATCGATACCAGAAGCGGCACTTGCCTGTTCAAAGAAATCAAATTGTTTTTGTATTTGCTCACCGCACAATTTAGATACAGAGTTATTCACATCATCTCTTAGGTTCAATGTGATAGGTTCCCAAGTGTGTTTGCCGGCTATGTATACTCTAGAGTTGTAAACGTCTAGTGTTGTGTTCTCAAACGTTAAGTTTGGTCTAGTTACGTCTATAACCTGTTTAGTAAGTTCTGATCTTGGTGTTGTTACACCGAAGTTTTCGAGAACAACTCTAAACCTATACTGAAGTTTTGGCATCAACAAACCTTGTGATGCTGAACTCTGATCGTTTGCTAGTGGTACTGTAAATTTTGAAAGTGTCGAAATTGCCATATTGCTCCTTTATTTACCAGGGATTAGTTACCCAAGTTTGCTATCTCCCCTGTGTTTTTTATTCTTAAAGGTATGTAAATAAATTCAACCGATTTAACTGGTTCAATTGCAATATCCACATACAGTTCGTTTCTGTCAATTCTTGTAGGTGTGTTGTTTGAATCATCACATACTACTAAGAAATCGTATAATGCTCTTTGTCCTACTAGTTCTAACAAGAACGACTCGACTGCTTGTCTGATTTCATTTCTTGTCAACTCGTCGTTTGGTTCAAAGATAAATGGTTTTGCTATAGCATCTAATTGTGTCCTTAGATACGTAGTCAATCTAGCAACATTTATTCTGTCTAAGGCCGAACTTGATGATGTTTTTGTCAAGTTACCAAAGTTCACAATACCTGCTCCTGAGAAGAACGTGATTGGATTGATCTTAACATCAAACATTGAATCTCTTACCGATTCAGTTAATGCTATTTGATCGAACTCGCCTTCGGCATCAATGTAACCAACTGCTGTAGCGTTGTCAACAACACCTCTTCTTGTTCCGGCCGGTGCGAACCATGGGAACCCTATGTTGTCATTGTTGGCGAATGTTCTCAGCATCATGTGTGATGGTGGAACTACGATGTTGTTACCCGAATTGTCTGTGCTTCTTCCTGAAGGATAAAACACGCCCATATAATCACTGGCACTTACAAGACCATCTTCGCCGTTGTCTGTAGCACCCGCTGAGTTATTTGCCCAGTTAGTGATAGCAGTAGCATTTCCTTGTAATCTCATAGGTGTATCACCAATCACAAACGCTGTGTTGTTTCTGTCAGTGTTTAGATTGATCATGTTTGCCATTACCTCAGGATAACCAGGACAAGCAATTACGTTGAAGCCTCTTTGGTCTTCTCTTATTGCTTGGTTTGTGTCTATCTCTGATTTAAGTTGAGAAACAATAACTTTTCTCTGTGCCTTTCTTCCGAAAGAGCCAGAACCGTTGTCATTGTTGCTTGATTTAGTTACCCATCTGTCTGGATAGTACCCAGCAACAGATTCATTGCTGAATCTTGTGTTACCAAGTCCAGAACTTCCACTACCAGGATAGGCAGTTGTCGTGATGTAACTGTTTTTGTATTCTTTTACGTTGTAACCAGACCTTCTTGTGTTGAACAACAAGATTGATTTTGGATACAGAGCAGGATTCGGAGCATCCGGATCTATGAAACTGTCGCTTAAAAGATCTTTGATTGTTGAACCTGTGCCAGCACCAGAATTTCCATCAGCGGCTTTATCGGCTGAAGTGTGCCATCTAGCATCTGCGAAAACAATTCCGTCCTCTGTTGTTTGGTCTG